TACAACTGCGAGCGCAACTGCGAGCACAACTGCGAGCGCAACTGCGAGTCCAACTGCGAGTCCAACTGCGAGCCCAACTGCGAGCCCAACTGCGAGTCCAACTGCGAGTCCAACTGCGAGCCCAACTGCGAGCCCAACTGCGAGTCCGGTTTCGCGTCAAACTTCGTATTTTTAACCAGATTGCAAGCAAGCTGAACCGCCATCGGTGAATCCAAGAAGATTACATATTTCGGTTTTTCAAGACCCATTATCTTGTAATAAAAATTAATGGCTTTACGTGCTTTCGGTTTTGAAATTATTTTTGTTCTTCGACCTAGTTCCAGCCATTTTTTAAAATACACCGGAATTTGCTTTTCTTGTTTTTTATTTAACTTCTCGATCATGCTGCCTCCTGTTTTTTAAATCCGCGATCTGCGAAATCTTTATAACTTTCAAATTGTAATTTTTGTTGGCTCGACCAAATCGGAATGTATTTGCTGAGATTGATCCGATCGGCGGCGCGACACATTCCACATCGAAAAGAATATTGGGTACATTGCTCACGGTGAACCGCTGAGATCCATCCGGTGTCTGAACAGTGAATGCATGTGAACGAAAGATTCTTAAAACCACTCATGACTGCACCCCTAGATTTTCAAATGCTTTCCTAGCCGCTTTCTTTTCTTTATCCTCACCAGTTCCGATTCTTTTTCCTCTTCCCATTTCCTTAACCTTTACCTTCTCTTTTTCCTTTTCCTCTTCCTCTTCCATTTCCTTAAGGCTTTGGTAACCCTTAGGTAAGGCTTCATTAAGGCTTAGCGAAGGGTATTCTGTGAGTAGTTTTTTGAGTTTAAAGATGATGGGTTTATGAGCTGAGCAAGCGAAGGAAAGGTTTTTGTATTGAAATGAAATCAGTTTAGAAATCCAAAGCTTATTCTCTTCAAGGGTAAGGATTCTTTTAGGATCAGACTTAGTGATAGATTCGATGAGTTCGTTTAAATCTATCTTTTGACCAACGTGAAAATTAAGGGATTCAAGATCAACGTGAAATTCACCGCTTTCTTCAGATTCAAGAATCATGAAGATCCATGCGCACTTCAGTTTTGGTGATAATTTTCTAAACCATTCTTTTCGGAAGAGTTCAGAATCTATGAAACGCTTTGCCACAAATTGTCCCAATCCTAAAACCAGCCCCCAGTTAAGCCTTTTTAATTTCTTAAATTGGCCTAACTAGAAGCTAGAGTTTTTCTTGTTGGAAAAATTGTGTAATTGGTTGATTTGAAGAGTTTTTTGTGGTGCCGAGAACCGGAATCGAACCGGTACGTCCATTGCTGAACCCAGGATTTTAAGTCCTGTGCGTCTAAAAACACTTTAAAATCAACATCGATAAACCCAACAAGAATTTTGTTTACCGATGAGACATATTTACACATTGACGAGACATTTTTCAAGCTATTTTTTTACCGACACTAAAAAGACTTTCATCTGTGCGATGTATATAAGTTTTTGTCGATAACAAAGTTTTGTGTCCGAGAAGTTTTTGAATGTCTTCGTCACTTCCCCCAAGGGATGCGTATAATCTTGCGCTTCCCGAAGGAATTTTAAAAATCTACGTCGGCTTCATTACCATTGAATGTGGGAGTTTGGTCATACTGATTCTTTTCTTTCTTTGGCCACTTCTGTAATTTAATGAAAAGCTTCCCGTTGTACTCATTAGCATAAATGGTATTCATGCCTAGAAACCCTGTGAAAATCACACTTCCATTTTTCAATGTCTTTGCTTCCAAAACGGCCAACAACATTTCATTTTCTGGCTTATTCATAATTACCTCGCTGTGATTGTTAGCTCTTGATAAATTTCAAGACCTGGAATTTCTCGAACCTCTAATGAGATTGATTTCTTCACTTTTTTGTCATCGATTGAAGTCACCAAGTATTCGGGTGGTACCTTTGAAATATCGATGATTTTATATGTCCATGTGCGACGAGTGCCAGCAACCTTATTTGTGGCAATTTCTTTCTTCGCATCCCAGTGTTCTTTTTTGGCTTCAAATTCAATCCTGCGAGCCTCTGCTTCGGCTTTTGCTTTGATGGCCTCTGCTTCGGCCTCAGCTCTTTTGATAGACTCGCCATCATCTGAGAACATCGCATCCATTTCAGCCTCTTCTTGTGCTGCCTTAATCTTCGCGGCAGCTTCTTCTTGCTGTTTCAAAATGAGAAGCCTTGCCTCTTCGTCGCGCTTACGCTGCTCTTCTCTTTCAATTCTCAATTGCTCTTGCCTTTGAGCCTCTAAGATCTTTTCAAATGCGATTAGCTCTTTTGTGATGTGTGCTTTTGCGTCTGCCAATGGTGCAGTTACTTGCTTGGCATATTCGTTAATCCTTTTAACCTGGTCATTCAATGGGCCAACAAGAGACTTCCGTTTCTCTTCAACCTTTTTTTCCCAGGAAGTAAGCTCTCTAAAAATGGTAGATGCACTTGTAGATGTTTCTGAATCTATAACCCTTACATCTTTTGCAGGTGCTACAAAAAGTGTAATTTGTGTTTGAAGTTCATCAAATTTTTGCAATTCAGTGCTCATTATCTTTTCTCCTGTCTTTTTAAAGCATCAACAAGAAGCTTCATTTCTGGGTTAGTTAAAAGTTTCCCCTCTTTTCCAAAATTCTCTAAAATGAATTTTGAAACATCGGCAGGTTCCCAACCGAGACGAGATCGTTCAATTTTAATTGCATCGTTCAATAAACCGCGCTCGTCTTTTTGTGGTGGTTTTTCTTCCGTATCAACAACATCACCCTGCATTGCTTTTGAAATAGGTGCCGCATGAACTTTACGCTCTTGTATTTTTCTAAGCTCTTCTTCTCTGGTTGCATCTAGTTCTTGATGGTAATTTGGATTTTTTTCATTGAAATCCTCTTCATCTTCCGCAAGATCGTGAGTGAGAAAGTCGGAGGCTTTTGTGGCCATCACAACTCCGCCAACAAAGGCGCGCTTTTGCGCTATTTTGCACATTGTATTAAGAATGTCGCCAATTGGAGTTGGCACAGGCGCTCCTTTTGGTTTTTTTACTTTATTAGGATACTGCCCAACCCACTCATATTCCTGACGTTCGCGCCATTTTTTTTCTTGGGAGTTAGTCACGCCAGTACACTGAGCAATCGCTTTTCCGCTTGGAACGTGGAAAATTTCTACTGTAACTTCGTACATTGCAAAATTTTCTTTTATATCAACGGTTCTATCGGTCTTTACAATCCGGCTTCCAAGCTGGAAAATACTAGCCATCTTCTCGGCTCCTGGCTTGAATAAAGACTTCTCTTTCACGCCAGGAATTACTCCATAATCTGTGCCATCTCGCAATTGCTCAACGACAAATTTTTCTAGTTGCTTACGCTGCTCCTTCATTTCAGCAAGCATGCCGTCAGTTATTTTTGTTGATAATCCAGATATTTGATTTGCGATTGCCATTTCATTTCCTTCAGAACTCATACCAAAACCTCCAAAATTCTATATCCACACTCTTCCGCTATCTCTGTTGCCATCTCTCTTCTGTAATCATCACGATATTCTGGATCGATTGCGTGAGTGATCATATCGGCGTCAATCGCTCGACTCACCTCACTGTCTAAAATAATTTCGATTAGCTCACTATGCGTTACAGATTCTTCTGTGATGTCGTTGCCTTTTGAATCAATCAAGCGATACATCTTTTTTGGCAATTTATTGGCACCAACAAACACCTCTGTTTTGTTGCAACCAATTGATTCTACTGGATTAATTGTTTTTAATGCTTCCATTGGTACTACCTACTTCTGGGATTAGAATAGCAGTATTTAATAATAAATGCAATATTAAAATATTACAATTATGAAATATTATTTTGTTTCATTTCTAATATTACATGGTGTATGATTAATATATGGATATGCCTATAGATAAAAACGAGATGGAGAAACGTCTTAAAAAGAGCGTCAAGAAGGTCTACTCAATTCGCATAGAAGAAGGTTTGATGTCAGAAATTCAAGCCTGGTGTGCCCAAAAGGGCGTTAGCTACTCCTCTCTTACCGAAGAGCTATATAAAGAATTCCTGGATTCTTCCAAAAAGAAAAAATAAACAATTGATATTTAATTCGTTTGAGTAATAAACCGAGAGGAATAATAGTTGATATTTATACACAACAATTGTATAATATAAAATACGGAGCATTTATGAAAAAACTAATCTTATTAACTATTTTATCGTCTACATCGGCACTCGCACAAATTGATACGAGCATTTATAATAATGTTGGAAACTATGGAAATCAACAAAGGGCATATCAAATGCCGGTTTACTCGCAGCCAGTATACCAAGCACCACAAGTCAAACAAACTGACTATACTTGCATGAATAGCTGCACCAGTGCAGGAATGATGTATCAGTTTTGCGCTAGTAAATGTAGCTACTAGATCAAACTAAAGTAATCAAAATTTATTCCGAAGAGAGCTTATGAAAAAAATAATGCTGCTTTTAATGTTCGTCATATCTGGATGCTCTTCAACTGCCGGCCCATTTATAACGAATATTTCATCTGATGGCGATGATGGTCTTGTTATTGAGAAGTGCATGGCAAAATTCGACCCATGGATGTCCACCGTTTCAACAACAGAATGCAGTTCTGTTCCTATAAAGCTACGAACAAGAAGGCCGGCCACATCTAAATAGACAGTTTAAAGTCATTTCCTAACCTGAAAATGCAAATGAGGAGCAGTGCCAGCACTTTGCCCATCTTCATAAACCGCTTCTCTTTCTTTGTGATCGGACAATGAAATAGCGCCAGTCTCAAATTTATCATTCACAAGAATGACGAGCTTTTGAACATGGACATCGTTCCATCCTCTCACCGATAAATCAAAAGCCCTTCCCTCTTCGTGTGTTTTAGACTTTGAAACGCCCTTGATCTTTGGCCTAATGATGGAAGTAATCATGATCGGCAAATCATGATCAGCGGCGTAGTCCACGACGAAATCGAGGATTTGAAGCAAATTATGATGAACATGAAGCCAATCATTTTTATTGACGCCGCTTTTATGGTGTAAAAGCGTGGCATAGCAAATGATTTCTTCAGCAATCCTCACGGATTCACTACCTCAATAGCATAATCAATCCAATTGAATACATCTGCATCCTGCTTTGCATCTCGACACACTTTATTCACAACCGGAATGCGATCCGATCCAGAAAAACAAGTGCCATCAGCATTTGCTACACAGTTTTCAACAATTGGCTTAGGCGGTAAAAGAATGTCTTCGCACGGGCATTTTTTCCCCATAGCAAAACTTGCGCAAGATTGAAGAAAGAAGCTAATTGCTAGAACGAATACGAGATAACTCTTCTGCATGTTTCTTCCTATCTTCATCCGTTTGAGCTTTTTGAATTGCAATCGCGAGTTCTGCCTCTTTTTTTGCCTTTTCTTGAATGCGCTTATTTTTCATCTTTTTATCGATAAAAAACCACAATCCAATCATAGAAGAGATAGCACCCGCGATTGCAACCGAGCCTTCAAAGACTCCCATTATTTTTGAACCGCCGCAGATTCAGGTTTACAGATGCCTTCTTTGAAACTGTCAGAGTTCATCACCCCGAGAGATCCGAGAACACCAATAATAATGCCCACAATCGCTCCAATAATTTTTTCGTTACCTTTCATTTCGCCCTCTTTCCATTCTGCCTCGGATATAACTTACATCCTCGGCGATTTTGTCGATCTTCTCGACCTTGATTTTAAGACCACCAATTGTGGCCTCATGCACTTCAATCATTGCAAACCCCTTGAATGCGGAGCTTATTAAACCACCTAGCACTGAGAGGATTGCAATAATTAAACCTAGTTCTATTTTTGTTCTTTTGTTTATGATCGATATTTTGTTTTGGTCATCCATAATCCTATGACTCCCATCCTGTAATTGGAATCCTTGCAAAAAGACTCAATGTTTGACCACTTGAACCAATTGAATTTCCTGACAATGCATTAATCCCACTGGATCCTGAACCTTGCTTTCCAAACTTAACCGTTGTCTCAGTGCTATCAATCAGTAATGATCCACTGAAGGCCTCGTTATAAGACGCAATCCAGCTACCAACATTCATCAATGTTGTTGTGGCACTTGTTAATCCAGTTGGAAGTGCGAATGTTCCATTGGTTCCGGTCGTCGTTCCAAGCGTGAACGTCATGTTAATAATCCAATAAGAACCATCTCTCTTTGTTACAGTAGCCACGTTTGTTGGGGTTCCATATCCAGTAAATGTGGGCGTAAAAGACGGCATTGTGGATGGAATTTTGTGCTCAATTATAATCCAGTTAGATCCATTTGAAATAACGGCATAGGACTCATACTGTGTAGCAAGTTTTCTAGTAGATGCACCATCAATTGTTTGAGCCGATGTAGTCGCAATAGTCACCGCATTTGCAAGAGTCTGATCAACTCTTGTAATCGTATAAACTCTGCCAGAATCACCCACCGCATCTGGCAATGTAACCGTGAACGATCCACTAGAAGCATCTACCGGAATTAAATCATCACTTGTTGTGATTGGATATGTTGCGGTCTTAGTGGCAGTTAAGCTTTTGTTTCCTACCCCACCAACAGCCAGCTTTGCTCTAGTAACGTTTGCATCAGCAATTTTAGATGTTGTAACGTTTGAATTTCTGATGTGATTTGTTGTAACCGCTCTATTTGCGTCTACACTGACATCACTGGCAAGCTTCGTTGATGTAACAGCGTTATTGGCTAATTTTGGAGTTGTCACAGCACCATCTTGAATGGCGTTCGTGCTAACAGAATCATTCGTGGTTAATCCAACCACTCCATCCTCTGTCCAAATAGTATTGTCGCTCGAATCTTTAAGAACAAACTTATAGGAAAGAGAAATATCAAGCCAAACAGCAGCTCTACCGCTCGCATCTAAAACTACTGGATTTGCGTTCGGAGTACCACCAGTTGAATCAGTATACGTTGCTTGTGGAGTAGACGTTCCGGCCTGGTATGAATAAAGCTTTCCTCCAACGAGTGGAAGTCCGTTTGCATCAATTTCTCTGAATCTAATAAATGGAGCTAAGTTTGTTGCCATTTTATTTCCCCCATCCTTGTGAAATTTTTTGTTTGATCACTTGTAGTTTTTTACTGTCGGAAGGAAGATCGGATGCTTCGATTAGAAGTCTTTTACCTTCTTTTGAGTTTAGAATTTTATTTGCTGTATTTTGATCAATACCCAGCTTTTCAGCGCCTTTTTTAGCCCAGAGAGATTCGCCCTTTGCTGGCGATCGGTTGACTTTTGATTTAGATTTATCTGGAATAGCATCTAAAATAATTGGATTTTTATTTATATAATCTTCAGCATCTTTTGGTAACAAATTATCGTCAGGATTGGCCCCATTTATTTGTCCAGAAACAAGTTGCACAATAGATTGAGCTGCAACCGGATTCTCTCTGATTAACTTTGCAAAAGACGGAACCCTATTTGTAATTTCTTTTGCAACATTTAGTCCGTTAATACCCAGCTTCATTGCAAAAGGACTAGCAAAAGCACCACCAATGGCGGCGCCCTCACTTCCTCCAGCCGCGTAACCAATTCCTGCCCCAAGTGCCATTCTTCCAACAATCTTTCCTGTAAAGTCGGAAGGAGTAAGGCTTGGATTTGCAAACGATTTAGCTGTTGCGAGATCCATAGCCCTTTGACTAACTGGAACCCCAGAAACTTTTTCAAGCTCTCTAAGTGTGGCGGCGTTTCGTGGATTGGCACCGGATCCGGCAGAAAAAAGGGATGCGTCTGGCTTCCCTGGTGCGAGTAAATTTTTGTTAAGCCTTCCTTCAATTTGATGAAGTCTTGACAATTGACCATCGGCCTCTGCAATCTCTGGTACATATTCTTTAATTGCTTTTCTCGCATTTGCGGCTGCTTCTTTTGCAGCCCTTGCCGCCGCATTGGATCGCGTGAATATTGCGCCATCTTTTGTGTATGAAGACTTTGAAGCTTCATTTAAGTATTGTTTTGCTTTATACAAACCATCAGCACTAAGACCGCCATCAGCACGCCCAGTCTTTGCTTCTGCCATAATTGTTGAAATCATGTCGTCGATTTCATTAATTGCTGAAGCATCAAAGTTCGGATTTAATTTTGACTTAGCGTTTTGAAGTGATTCAAGTATTGGAGTTTCGTTTATTCTAGCCGAGATTTTAGAGTTATTTAATGCGTTACTAATTTTATCATTGATGGATCTTTTTGTTTTCTGAATTCCGTTTGATAATTCGATTCTAACTTGATCAGCTGCAGCGGTCATATCACCACCGCTTTGTTTTATAATATCGTTAACTTCATCGGTTCTTTTTGCATAGTTTGATAAAATGTTTTCGTCTACGCCTGAAATCGCAGATCCTATTTTTTTTGCACCGGCACCAATAAACTTACCAATATGCGGAATGGACTCTGCCGCAAGCTGGATTCCACCAGAAAGTTTAGCGCCATCTTTGGCACGTTCAAATTTATCAAAACCTGACTCACCGTCTTTTGAATCAAGCGCGGACATAACAGCACCCTGCCCAGTAGATAGCGCAGTTCTTCCGATCAGTCCTCCTAATCCTTGTGCGTTTGCAATGGTAGACGCTGCTTTTGCCAATTTAGGAATAGCAGAACCAGGAACTACAAGCGGAACAGAATCTTCCACAACTTCTTGCTTGTATGGCCCAGTATTATTTAAAATTGCTTGCCAACGTGCTGGATCCTTTATTTTTTCAAAAAAACCATCATTTTCATGATCTTTTATGTGTTTTTCATTTGAAAATCGAGCTTCTTCTTCTGGAGATTGAATTGAAACTTTTTCAAATTGGTTCCAATCGAACTTTCCTGACTGCTCATGCGGCGGTGTTATGGCGTCTACTTTTTCAAATTGGTTCCAATCGAATTTAGGCATTATTTATGCACCTTTCCACCATTTGCAATAACTTTTCCCTTCATTGTATAGGGAACTTTCATGATGTTTCCGGATGGATCTTCCATGTAAATTAAACCCTGTGGAAGTGGTGGCAATTTCGCACTTTGTTTTTTTGGCGCTACTTCATTTGCGTTTGCCGACGGCAACAATCCAGCGTCTTTCTTTGCTGGAACAGAAGATCCAATTTCCATGTCTCCCATTGCATTTGAGACACGACTCATTGCTGGAGCGCCCTCGGCATTTAAAGAAGCAATCGCTATTTTTCTGTTCTCTTCCTTTTGACGAAGTACATCTGCCGAGTCACGATACTGAGGAAAATATTGTTTGCCTGCATTTTCAAATTCGGAATCAGAAATTGCTGCTCCAGATTCACGTCTTAAAATTGCATTAACAAAATTTCTTTGTGCTTGTTGCTGTTGTTTTACTTGATTACTTTTGTTTCCCTCTAAAAATCCAGGAAATTTACTTTGAGCTACGTTATAAGCAGTAGTCGGATCAAAACCACTTTGAGCAAGATCTGAGAATACTTTTTCTGCTTGCGAAGCTCTAGTCCCAAATGCAGCAGCAGCAAACTGGCTTTGGCTTGGATCTTTTCCATTTTTTGCCTCATTTTTTTCTTTTGCAGCTTCTGCATTGTTTTTTGCAATTTGTGATTTTTTAAATTGTCGATCAAGATCTCTATCAATTGGATCAAACTTAGAGCTTGCGATTTCGGCTTGAGTTTTCTTTAATTGCAACCACTGCGGATTGCTATTCAGTTGACCATAGATGCTACCAAGCATTTGCTCGCTAAATGGCGGAGCGTCTTGTGGCCCTAAATGTCCACTTTTAACAAGACCGCCAACTTCATTGTTATATGCAGACTCCCACTGATCTTTTGGAAGTTTCAATATATTTTCAACAGCGCCACCAATTGCAATAAGACTTTTTTGCTTATCCGCTTCTTGTGCAGCTTTATTTTCACGCGACAACTGACTAGCAGTATGTGCATTTTGCATTGCAAGTTGGCTGAGATTCATCGCCCTAGACTGTGAATCAAGGATTGAGGGAATTTCTACTGGGCGAATGCTTTGATAAATGCTTGTGTCAATTGCCATATTATTTCTTCCCCTGTGTTGCTAGCCAATCATCCATCCATTTTTGTTGCTGGTTTGAAGCAATGATATCTCCAGGAATTCTACCAATACCGGAAAGAGCATTACCCCAAGCATTTGCCGATGCAATACCAGCAGCACCTTGAGCATTCGCAGCTCCAATCGTGTTTTGCCCAAATTGATTTGCGTAGTTCATTCCTGCATTTCCAATTTGAGAATTTGCAGTCTGACCAATTCCCGCGATTGAAGATAGGCGATTAAACCTACGATCGCGGTCAGAGTTAAATCTATTGTAAGCATTATTGTATTCATTTGAAGCATAGTCCTGACCATAACGAGAAAGTGCTTTTAGTGTTCCACCAGATTGCAAACCACCCTTGGCAGCGGCAGATCTCTCAAGCGCTTTTTGTCCTTCAGACATTCGAAATGCGTAACCAGGATCTTGTTGAAAATCCGTTATTCCAAAGTCTCTTTGAAAGTCGGTATTTCCTAAACCGGAAAGTGCTTGAGCTCCGGCTTGTCTCCAAGGTTCTTGATCTGACCTTTGTTGTTGATACATTTGATATTGAAGTTGTGACGCTCTATCGGCGGCAGCAGCCTGTGTAGCCGCTGCATCTTTTGCGGCACTAGATCCAATAAGTGATCCTCCGACTGAACCAAGAGCTGAGATTCCCCCTCCAATTACTGCTGGTGGCATACCGTCTCCTTTGCGAATGTTGCGACTCCATCAAGAGTCTTTGTGAATCCTATTTTTTCGTAGTAAGCCTTCAAAATTGGTTTTTCTGTCATGCAAACAAGTATTTTATAACCGAGAGATTTGGCGAATTTTCCAAGATGATCCAAAAGAATTATGGTTGCATCATTTCTCAATTGACCGCGAAACTCGTGATTTCCAATAAAATTTTCGACATAAGCGGCGGTCGGAATATTTGTCAGATATAGACAAACCGCAAGAGCTGGACGCCCATTTATTTCCGCGATAAAACTACTGTCCAGAGGCATCATTTCTTCGATTGGTGCAAATTCTTTTGCATGATCCCACCATGACTTGATCATTTGCCAATCTTCTTTTTTGTAAGGTCTAACTGTTATTTTTTCCATCAGTACCCCACCGCAATCCAGTTAAAGTCGAGAGTTACACTTGTTCTGTTGTAAAGAGAAAATCCAGTTGTTGAATAACTTCCAGTTCCCCATTGTCCAGTTGATGTTGTGGCCACAGCGCTATTGTCTTTTACTCCTGCAATCACATGAAGACATGCCGTTGGAAATGATGTTGAAAAAGAAGGGGTAGATGTACTTCCAGAAGTAACGCCACTTGCAGTACCCCACTGAATGTAAATTCCGCTCGGAAGTTTTTGATAACCACTGGAAGTCTTACTATTTGACCAGTCAGTTGATAATTGCTTAACGAAGCTAACCGCATCATTTGCAATTTTTGAGGTTGAAATTCCAAGATCTTTTACGCGAATGGCATCCGAGTTTATTTCGATCGTACTTCCATCTGGATTTACAGCTAGTGCAGATCCAGAGCCGCCAGTTAATCCATTTCCAGCAACGGCAGCAGCAATCTTTGCAGCGGTAACAGCTCCATCTTCAATTCTTACTGTGTCAACGGAATAAAGTTCATCATTAGTTTCAGCTATATTTCCGCCTACTCTTAAAAATAATCTCTGAAACCAATCAGACCATGCTTGATTCACAAATCCATTAAAGTCAATTATTGGAGTTCTATGTGGTATCGGAGGAAGATTGCTAGACATTATGCAGCCCCCTCTTCCACTTCAATTTCAGCTCCAATTAGAACGACCTTAACTGGATCGGTAATTCTCACTTCATAAACACGATCTCGAGACATTCCCAGTCTTCGAATAATCGCACGAGTTTTAAACTTTCCAATTTTTCCAGCATCAACCCAGTGCTCACTAGACCATGAGTGTCCACCATCATCTGACCAACGAAACATCACTTGAGGATTTACACCCTGACCAGTTCCGCTAGTTCCAACACCAGTCTCCATATCAAGCTGAAAACTGTTATGACGAATAAATTTTAAGTTTTTAGAGAAGTGAGGAGCTGTTCTGATTCTGACAATCGAAGTTCCATCATCAGTGTATTTGTTTTGATCGAGAGCGTATAATTTTCCGTTTTCGTAATCACCAACTACATTCTCACCGTGAGCAATGGCATGAAATTGTGCTCTATGTCGTTCAAGTGACCAAAGATTTAAAAAGGTGCGCTCATGCCAAAACTCAGTTGAAGCATCGTAAACCCAAGTGGAATCAGTACCAGGAAGGTTAAGGCAGTAAAATAAATGCCCACCCTGTTGATAAGTATATGCTGTCGCCGCCGAAATCTGATCCGCAGTTAAGCTTCTGATAACGCTCTCAATCGCTGGAGTGCTGATCTTCTGCGTCTGGTATCCCTGCATTCTGTAAACGATTGCAAATCCAGTAGAGTCGCCGCCCAAAAAGTAAATAGATCCAACCATCTTCGCAACGGTGAATGGAGCAGAACATCCAACCTCAATAACCGCTCCTTGTATTCTTGAAAAAGGAAAATCAGCGTCTCCGCTGTTATAGAAAACTTCCGTGCTTTTGCTTCCAAAAAGATAAACGTTCTGATTGTTGCTTATTAAACCAACCAGATTATCTGGGCTTCCCTCCGCAGACGCAATGTCAGCTCCATCGAACGTGACGGCATTCAGTCCAGAAATGAAAAATTGCTGTGATCCAGATTTATTAAAAATGAAATAACCATCCTGAAAAGTGACTTGATCGGCTGGATAAAAATTTGGATCAGTAATTTCGGCGTAAGTATCGGTGCTTATTTTCCAGTGATAACCATAATCACCATCCACAAAAACAACATCGTCACCATTGTCTGAAATCGAAACAGGGCCTATTGATGTGTTTAGAGATCCAAGCTCTGTATAGCCCCAATCTGATTCAACGCGATAAAATTTCTCAGCGTATACGACAAAAAACTGATTATTGGATGCCGTCCAAGAACCCCTCATGCCTTCTTTTGGAAGTGTCGCAAGCAATCTTAATCCTGGAGTTGGAACTAAAGACGCAACCTCACGCTCTTTTCCGGTTCCAAGAGCATTGATCTCCGGAAAAATATTCACTGAACGCTGGCAATCAACGTTTACAGATTGAAGTGTGTAGCTTGGCCCGATGAATCCAGGGAATCTCATCTAAAACCCCCAGTTGTAATATTGAATCGACCATATGAAATGAGCGCATCATCTACTTTCAAATATTGAGGCTTATTGTTTATTCTTTTTATTGAAGCCTTTGTCTCTACAGCGGTCATCATGACAATATCTGGAATTTGGCGACCATACTCAGGAGCGAGTCTCGTTGCTGCATTGTAAATAATAGCCTCTTCGTAACCAGGAGGAAGAGAAATTGTCGAATCAAGAGTTGAAATCGCTGTTAATGGTTTCTTGCTTAAAAAAACAAGTTTATGAGCTGTTGATGGTTTCGGATAAACATTGATTGTTAAATTCGGATACGATGTCTCGATAAACACATAAAGAGGAATTGTGCTTTGAATTTCTTTTATTCTAATATCAGACCACTGATCTTCATTTAAAATACTTACCGGATATTCAACGGCTGGAGTAACGGACTCATCTCTTAAAAGAACAATACTAACCTCAATAGGTCGAGTGGTATTGAAGTCCGCCCCACTTCCCATCGTGTACTGCTGATCACCTGGAGTGAGTGAAAATTCTTCTCGAACGGTGTCGTAAATCATCAGCCCTTCATTACTCCATGAGCTGATCATTCTATTGATTACGGCTAGGCCATCCGTAGCCTCATTTGCAGGAATACTTTCCCCAGGCGCAACGGCTCCAATTAATCTAAGTGGTGCGGTAACGAGATCTCTTCCGGTCACGAAGCACCCCCTCTACTCTTGAGCCAATTTCCAATATGTCCGTGGTATGGTTTATTAAAATCCCAATGCGTGAGAGCAATCTCTGGATCTAGCCATACTTGTCCGCCGAGATCTCTCCACTCTTTACAAAAGTAAGAATCTTCCCCGTATAAATTTCCTTCATGGAATGTCATCTGAAAATAACAGTGCGCTTTTTTACCAAAGTGCATGTACTCACGATCTGGATGTGCAGATTTTAGGTCTTCAAAAACCTTTCGAGATAAGGATAAAAACCCACCCGGCAAAGTGGAAACAAGGCAAAGTCCAATTCGATTCATTGGAACTTGATCACCTTCAAGCCATCCAACTGGATATTGCTCAGAGTCAATTTTGAATCTGTATGCACCACCAACAAAATCCACCGGATGTCTTGCGAGCCTTACAATTGATCCAGGATCAAAAGTTACGTCTGCATCCAAAAAAACAATCTTGTCCGCATCTGAATCTAAAAAGTCCTGTACTAATTGATTTCTTCCCATTGCAGGGTGACTACATGAAGGAAGAAACCTGAATGAAATCTCATCACCACTCCCATTCGCTATGGATTGCTCCTGAATAAGACAGCGAACCGTCTCAATCGGAAGTTTTCCATCATAAACAGGAGTGGCAACGAGGATTTTCATTATGCTGAACCCTTGATTAAACCAAGGCTTACAAGTGCATTTCTCATCGCATTTCCTTGAGCTGCAAGTGATGCAATAGCATTCACAATCAGAGTCGAATTATACGTCCCTGTTAGAGGCGCTAGAACAGTTGATGCAGTTCCTACGGTACTGTCAGTGAGAGCTGCTTGGTCTGCACTAGATGGTTGTGCAATTGGACTTGCACTGTAAAAACCGATTAAGTCTGAAGCTGATTGCCCCATTACATAACCACCACCAGTTTTTACTGTGTTTGTTTCTAAGCTATCTGTTGCTGTATTCATTTTTTCTCCTTGTTTATTTTTAGTTTTGGGCAGCGATCCAATCTGAACCGCTGCCCATTAGTTTAATTAAGCGGGTTGACCAACTACGCGACATGCAAACTCTGGGTATAGACATTTCCATCCGAAGAGGATGTCTAGACGAGAGTTGATTCGGTCGTTGTTAATGTCGTACCCAGAAACCAAGCGGATAGAGAGTCCGCTTTCTGGATCACTAGCGCGTTCTGCGAAGTGCATTCCTTTTGGCAAGATAAGATCAGCACAACCCAAAGCAAAAGCGTCCTTAGAGAACACCATGTTTTGAGGAGAGATCACGCTTGCGTAAGTGCTAGCTGCACCAAACAAAAGAACCGCATCTTCATCTGTCGGAAATCTTGTCACGTTCTGATTTGCACCAGTTGTGTAGATTGCTGGATAGATTGGAAGTGAAGCGATAACTCCAGAACTAGAAGTTCCAGTGTCAGCGGTCACAACAAATTGCATGAGTTGGCCAGTGCTTTGTTTTGTGAGTGGGTTTACTTCATACACGTTGTCAAAAGTGAGAACATCACCTTTTGTGTACACAGTAGCGATTGAACCAGTGATTCCATCGAGAGCTACGGTGGTAGCGCCTTGAGTGGAAACGGTAGCTGAAATCTTAGGAGTTCCAACTACAGCACCAGAAGTATGCTTAGCAACGTTCTGACTCATTTTGAATTTAGAGCCAGCAGCGATACCCATCACGCCTTTTTCGTATTGTTGCTTAATCTGTTCAGAAGACTGAAACAAAGATTTCAAACCTTCTACGAGAGAAGCTTCTACGTTTGGATCAATCATTGCGATCAAGTTATCAACTGGAGCACCACTGTTAGCGATTTTCGCTTTAGCTTGTGTGAAGCCTTTCAAGCTAGAAGGAAGCGCAGATGCACTTGGAACACCAACCGCGTGGTTGATGGCTTTGTACATTGCAGAGTAACCAGTGTAATCCACCGAGTTTGCAAGAGCAGTAACCGCTGGAGAAATATAACGCTCGCGAAACTCGTCGATAGAAAGTGTGTAGTCCTTAGCGGAGAAACCCATGCCAACGTGTTTTTGAGTGTCAAGAACGAGCGCAACAGATTGATCTTGGCTGTCCTGAACATTCAAAATAGCACCGTCTGTTACAGTGTACTTTGCTGGTTTGCGGATGTTGATGGTATCACCAATTTTTGCACCTGATTGTGCAAAGCGGTCGTCATATTGACGGTTAACGCTTTTAGTGAAACCAAGTTGGTTTTTTAGTTCCATCAAACATTCTTTCGTAATGATCGATGGTGTAAGTAATGAATTACCCATTTTTTCTCCTCACGCCCTAAGCAGAGCGCATTTGTTCGCGCCGCAACCTCTCGTATTCCTTCTGGCTAATGTTCGGATCATCGATTGATTTCGATGCGCTTCCGCCCTTAGATCCAACTGGAACGATTGGCTGTGGTGCTTTTGTTATTTTTTTAGGTTCTGGTTTTTTTTCTTCAGAGGAGTTTGCAGAAATTTTAGACTCGATTTTTCCAAACTCTTTTGCAGCAGCAATTGGATTCAGTGAGTTGATGCGATCAAACTCAGCCTTATCTTTTGCCAGCATGTACAAGATCTCGGGGCCATTTTCAGATGAAAAGATTAACTGTTCAAATGTTGCTGAAGTTTTTGGCTTTGATTCCAAAAATTCAGATACAACATCAGCGTAGTCTTCTGTTTTATCAGCAAATAGTTTTTCCCGATCATAATGGGATTTCATTGCCTTTTCGTGCTCAGACTTAAGCTGGTTTTTCTGTTCATTTTCTTTGGACAGTTTTTCCCGTTGCTCAATTTTCCAATCCGTTAAAGCTTCGACGTACTCGGAGTGAGACTCGAAGTTCTCTGGATCAGGTTTTCCATCAGCACTTTTAGACTCGACATTTTCGATCGGCTCTTTTTTGGTTTCACTAGCACCCTTGAGCGCCTGCTGCTTCCAATATTCAACCTCTTGCTGAGCTGCCGCATTGCGAGCATTCAACTTGTCAATTCGTCGTTGAAACCCACCCTTTTTCTTGGGTTTGTCTTTATCTGAATCATCAGACTCTTCAGATTCTTCATCTGATTCATCCTTTGACTCGTCCTTTTCCTGTTCCTCTGTTTTTTCAGTTTCCGACTCTGAAGATTCTTTTTGCTCAGGAGCTTTCGCTTCCGGCGCGGATTTGTTCTCTTCCTTTTGTTCAACTTCATTTTCAGTTGGCTGATCAAGAGAATGAGACGTTATTTGGATTGTCATGGTATGTTTCCTTCCATGGGTTGACCTGGTGAAAACCCGCCAGTAGGTTGTGGTTGTGATTCCATTTCTGACTCAGCGATAAATTCGCCATCAGATTGGGATTCAAAATTTTGGTCTCCAGGGAATGGTTGATTCATCCCGAGTATTTGAGTGCGCTGATCTAGTTCTGCGATTTGATGAGCTAGTAATTTTAGAGCTTCGTTTGATTCAAGTTTTGCGAGTTCAATTGTTGCCTGATTCTCAAGCTTCGCCATTTCGATGCGCTCTTTTGATTCGATCTCAATTAATTTTTGATCTTTTTCCGTTTGAAGTTCGTTCAATTTTCCGGTCAATTGCTCAACCATTTGGTTCATTTGCTGCATTTGAGCTTGAACTTGAGGAGGGATTTCTTTGTTTTGATTTTTAGGATCATCAACAAGATTTGGAGGTAGTGTTTTTCTGAAACGCTCTGCCAATTCCTGAGCACCAGGGAAATCCATGTTTTTCACAATAAGATCTGGAGCAACTTGCATCATTTGTGGCGCTGCTTTTGATAGTTCAAGCATTGATGCAGCGGCTTCTTGTCTCTTAGTTTGGAAACTAGGGCCAACGTCTACAGTGACATCGTATTTTCCTACATCGAGGGCATAGAGAGCTTGCTTTCCATTTTCTTCAAAGCTTGGATCATTGATTCGAACCACTCTTTGTTCGCCATCTTCTGCAATGATTCGAGCAGTCCTAGATGTGTCGTAAATTTTAGGAATTAAATCGATTAAGATTCTTCCGGCATGACGCAAAGATCTTGTAAGGTTGTCAACGAAATGAAAGTTCGATGTCTGCGCTTGCATATTTCTGCGCTGAATTGCAACACCACTTGTTTCGTTGCTCTTACTTCCCAATGTTGCGTCATAAATTCCAGTAGTGGCCTTTATGTCTTCACTTGCGAGCATTCTCGCCTGAGTGATTGCTTGCGTTGAAACATCACTAGAGCTTCTTTGTGGTGCCCCAATTAATGTTCCATTGATTGAAGTCGGCTTGTATGGAAGAAAAGAATTGTTTTTTCTGTTCGCTGTCGCCCAAATTGCTTCGTATCCCTCTAGCTGTCCCTCAGCCACAATGAACGGTGCTTTTGGTGCAAGGGCAATGGCCTCAGTCTCAGCAGATGCCCAATAGTCGTACATTCTAGCCGGATCTTTTGCGTTACGAACGATTCCGGATAGAATTCTGACGCCATTTATATCAATTTCAGATCCATAAACTGGAATGATCGGAATGTATTTTCCTGGCCATTCTGTTTTTTCGAGAACTTCACATGCGTTGATTTTTGCCCAACAAATCTTTGGAATTACTGTTTCTCGTTCTTTCTCAACGAAAACTCCTTCCAGAAGTTCTTTTGGCAATTCGCTCTTTAAAAAAACTTCACCAGTATTGAGTAAAACTAATGTTTCCTTTTTTAATTCCTTATAAAAGTATTCCGCTACACGAGCAGATCCACTGGGCATCCAAGATGGTTTTGAATTCCCAACAGATTCCCACTCATCCCGAGATGCAAGTTTTGAATTCGGATACTTTGATTTATATTCTTCCTCAGATAAATCTTCGATGATATGCGCCCAGTTAGCGTCTGATCCATCTGGTTCTTTTGAGAACGGATCAAAGAAAACAGAGAATCTGTTTTTGATTGATTTAATTAATATTTCTTGTTCAAAACTTTTCGAATCAACATAGTCCGTAATGATGCGAAAATATCCAAGTCCGCTAGTCGCTGCACAAGAGAATGCCGTATCATAAGCAACTTCAGCGTTTGAATTGTACTCAATATGACGAATTAGGCCTTGAATTACCTTTGCGGTTTCAATGTCTGCTCCATCATCAACTGGATGAACTTTGATTGATGGTCTGTTTTGACGCTGATCATTTGTGACTTGTTGAACAGATTGTGGAAGCTTATTAATAACAAGGCATGGTCGACCGTCCGCTTCTCGTTCTGCTTTAATTTTTTCAGGCCAATGATTACCGGCTAGAAACTCAATGTCATCCAGCTCTAGCTCTCTATTATCTGATTCAGCCTCATCAGCGAGATTAAAGCGGGCTTGCCCCTCTTCAAGAATCTTATCGTCTTCTTTTGTTAAAGAAGATTTCTCGTCTGTATTGTAAGAATTTTGCGCCACGTTTTAATGATGAACGCGGCAAAAGTTTAAGATATTTAAACAAAAATAAACAAAATGTTTATACAGATTTAAGATTAGTATCGTGGGTACGCATGAATATAACCGTAGTCACATCATCGATTGGCAGGCCTGAATTAAGGCAATGCATTGAGTCCGTAAGATCACAAACGATAAAAGTAAAACACAGTGTCTATGTGAACGGGCCGAAGTACCATGAGAAAGCAAGAGAGGTTCTTAAGGACTTCGAGGAAGTGCAAGCGATCTATCTCCCGGAAGAAACTGGCGACTATGGTTTTGGATACAGCATGGCCGGTGTATTCGCAGCAGCTCCATTCCTGACGAACTCTGATTGGGTATTTTTCCTAAACGACGATGATTTCTATGATCCAAACCATATTGAGTCTGTGATGAGGCTTGTGGAAGAGAACGATTTGAAGTGGGCTTACTCTCTCAGGCGCATTGTTGATATAAATGGATCCACAATTTGTGACGATGATTGGTGCAGTCTTGGTCATTGGCCCATTCGGGGCACCGATGAATATTTAGTTGATAACTCTTGCTACGCTGTGAGTAGGAAACTTGCGCAGAAGCTTGCTCTTGCGTGGACTACACTTCCAATTGTTGCTGATCGTTGCTTTTTGATGGCTCTAAAGGAGTCTGGAGAAAACAGTGGGTGCACTGGGCTGTCAACCGTGAACTACCGCATTGGAACCGGAACCGCTACGGATGATCCAGAAATATACCTAAAATGTGCTGAAAATATTCGTTCAGAATTGACCGAGCCATTCCCATGGCGTAAACAGAATGTATGGAAATGAATAGAGAAATTGTTTTATTATGTATCTATGTCGCAATAGGTATTGTGGTGTTTCCAATTGTTTATATTAAGACTGAACTACCACTTAAAAAAGAAATCACTCTAGCTGATTTTTTACTCTGGCCACTTGGCATTATTATTTGGCCAGGAATATTATTTTTCTATGGTTTACTTGCGCTTGATAAAATTGTTCTTTTTAAACGTTAACCCATCCACCCATTATTACCGCCACCATAATTATAATTCTGAATTGGTTTCGGTGGTAAAATCTTAGGAAATTCTGCCCCAAGTTTTACATCCATAATTCTAGCCCTACAGTCTAACATATCATCGTGAACACTCACTGGAAATGCTAGGTACTCATCAGTGATAAATATCTGCACATAATCACGCGTCACACCTTCACAATCCACAAAAATTAGGCGTTTTGGCATGTAAAATCGTTTCTGCTCATAAACTGGAATCATCTTCTTGATTCGGTCTTCTTTAGGAATAGATCCGCCGAGTTCAACAATGTTGAAACGATAGTTCTTTTGCTCCATTAAATACTGAACATGCTCAATGTCGGCTTGCATGCCGTACTTCTCGTATCCAACTTCTTTTGGTTGATGGAGCTTGTGAAGCTCGAATAGTTTGTTCGCTCGTTGAGTGAGATTCATGCGGTCACGAACAGCATCGATCAAATAGTAATTATTGTCGGGAGCAAGTCCGATCACTTCCATGACGGTATAATCGCTTGTTGCTTTCTTTGCGCTTGCAGGATCGATGATGATGTACTTATTCCACTTCGAAGTATCGCCAAGTGAATCATAATATTTTAACCACTCTTCTTTGAAGCTCATAGCTTTATCCGCGACAGGATCTTGGAGCATCTGAGTTCCAAAAGTGTATGGCCCCATGTCTCTTCGCTTTTGCATGAGTAAATTTTCACTAAGAAATACTGGGATGCCTTCTGGTGGAGACTTTCCGTTGTGAGTTGCTGGTTTAACTCTTGGATTGGCAGATCCTCTATCTATGATCGTTCGATATGTGTCATGGATATGATACCTGGTTCCGATGTATCTTCGTTTTGTACGTTCACCGCTTCCAAGGTTTTGGGATAATTCCCATGCACTTGTGGTCTTTGAAATCTGATCGGGTGTTGTCACAGACTCTCTCGTAACCACGTCGTCATAAACCTGGATGCTGTAATGCTTCGATGTTGGTTGACCATCTACCAATCCCCAAGCTTCTACCGTTGCCTCTTTAGGGTTTGTCTTGCGCTTTACAATGATACCGGAATCAAGTGACCATTTCGGTGATTCACTCTCGGGCTTATGGTAAAGAATTTCTGGAAATAGTTTTTTAAGGTAATCGTTGTTCTCAAACTCTCGCTTGATCTGCTCAAGAAATCCTTTTGCAATAGGCCTGGTGTGGCTAAATATCCCAATTGTTTCCTCTGGATTCACGAGAATATCTTGAATTGTCTTTGAAAACGTAATGATGGTGGATTTGTAATGATCCCTTGCCCAAAGATCCAATTGGCCGTCTGGATTTTCCTGAACCTCTCTGCATCTATCGTAAAGCCAATCTCGATCAGCATCCTTGCGTTTGAAGGCAACAGTTAAAAGAAAGAATAAATCCGTTTTGCACAATTTACGTTGAGCGTGAATGTTATCGGATTCAATCACCTCTCGATAGACATTATTGGCTTCTTCTCGAGTCATTTTTGAGCAATCAATGCTCTCAGATATTCGGCGATTTTCCTTCTCCTCTAGAAGAGAAAGAAGCTCTAGTTTTTCATCGCGGTTCATTTTCACTTACTTCTTACGCCGCAAAATACAAACATCAATAAAAGCCACGCACCAGAATAATTAAGGCCAAACACAATATATAAAAGTGTGGCCAATAGTGAACCATTCCATAAAAAAAGCAAAACATTTTCAAATGATTTTTCACTCATTTCTTAACCCTCTTCTTTTTCTTCTTAATTTTTTTCAATATTTCATCTACAGCATCACACTTCTTTGGGCATAAACGAGCAGAGATGCCAGCAGGAGTCTTTTTTGGGGGTGTCTTTACAAAGTCACTCAACTTTATTTCCCCTATTAATTAGCGCACTAATCCTTGCATCTAGTTGATCCTCGGTTAGCTCTGACTTGTTCACGGTTTCAATCGGTTTTCCTCCAGGGCCGGAGTGCTCTATTTTATCCGGTGACATTCCAAGATACTTAGCAAGTGAGTCGAGTGCGGCTTTCTTTTGTGCGAATTCAATGTCTTTTGTGAATCCAACCAACTCTCTTTCGCCGCCATCACTATGGAAATTTTCGATTGTCCTTATTTTAGAAATAGAGCGTCTGACATCCTCTGGCATTTCTCTGATTGGAATAAGTTGCCCAATGTTGTCGTATGCATCTGATGGATCCACGAAAGCAAGTCTTGAAAGTTCGGTTAAAACTCTTTCTCTTGTCACACCTATTTCGTTCAGCGCATGCTCGGTCAACTGCGCAATGCGTCCTTTTACTAGATTATTGTGGACTAGGTGATAACCGATGTTTTGCGCCCATTTTGGCTTATAACCAGCCTCTTTTGCGGCTCTAGTGGCATTCCAGTGTTTAGTGTAGTGTTGGCAGAAAGATTCTCTAATTGGAGATAACTTGATTTTCTTTTGCTTGGTTTTATCGGACATGTTTTAAATGTACGACCGATATAAATTTAAGAAAGTTAAACAAAAATGTTTACATTTTTTATTATTAAATATTAATTATAGTAGCAACATGGGTAAGAATTTAGAAGAATCACAAGACAACGAAAACATGTTTGACATGGATGATGGCGGAATTCCTCGCAAGGCTGTCACTGTGTGGTTGCCTGAAACCGACAAAGAAAAGTACGACATAATCCAAAACAAGAGCTGTCGTAAATTTTCAAAAAGAATTCGTAATTTAGTCATCAAAGAAATTAACGAAACATTCAAAAAAGTACCCGTATAAATAAACAATTCTAAACTTTTTGTTTAAGTACATTAAAGTTTTCAATGCCTCATCATTTACTCATGAGTGAAGGCGCGGCGATAACTAAAAATCCTTACCACAATCACCTACAAGCACTAATACCAACACTTCCTCAAAAATTTAATTTCAACGGAACATCTGCGCAATGTTCTAACTTCTTTCATCCAAATACAACGTGCATTCGTGTTTTTCCTACTGAGGATTGCTACATAAAGTTCGGCTCAGATCCAACAGCAACGAGCAACGATGTGTTTTGTCCTGGCGGTATCATTCAGTATTTTGGTGTTTCTCCAGATAATGACAATAAAATTGCGGCAATTCAGAGTTCCACGGCTGGGACTTTACATATTTTTGAGGGACTTTAAATGTTAGGTGGAGGCGGAGTATGGAAGAATATTACGGCTTCACTCGATGGAAGGATAACTACACTTGAAAATATCAAAGTTAGATCAACTAGGTTTGCACTCATTGCTTCTGGAACAGGCGGAACAATTACGCTCCCTCCGATCTCAACGGTCGTCCCAGATGATTTTGGAGGACTTGCCGACGCAGTCATATCTAAAGTCACGTCTTCGCGTCCGACGTTTGAAAGCGCTCTCACTTCAGGCGGCGATGTGGTTACTACAACTTTCGATTCAGGTGGTAATTACACTCTATCTGATACGCCGTCTCCATATCCAGTAGCGATTATTTACCGTGTTGAGCAAGACTTAAAAGACTTTGACTCTACCGCGACAGATATTTTAGGCGATCCAGAATACATTGACTATGTGAAAAAATCCGGCGACATCATGACCGGAACATTGATTCACAATGTATCGGCTGATCATCAGATTTTTCAAAATGGTTCTGGAGTAGAGATCGGTAGAATCACACGACAAACCGGACTTAATAAACTTCAAATCCTTTCCGGTGTCACTTCCGCTTCTGCAAACTTAGTGCTTGATGCTGCCGGAGAAAGTTCATCTGGTGGTGCAAGAATTAGATTAAGCCAGTACAACGAAACAGTTGCCGGCAATGCTAGTACAAACATCTTACTTCGTAAGTACCGAGGAACCATAGCTTCTCCTGCCGCTAACAACGACAATGACCGAATAGGTGCTTTAAGTTTTGCCGGATATGATGGCTCTAACGATCAATTTTCAGCGGACTATACTGCATGGGTTGATGGAACTCCATCAAGTGGAAACGTACCACTAAGACTAGAATTGAATTCTGGTTCAAATGCGGCAGGTAAAAAATCAGTAATACAAGCCAGAGCAGATGGCCGAGTTCAGTTAGGTTTTGTAACTCCTGGAACAGCAATAAGCAGTGATACTTCCAAACTATATGTAAAATCATTGGGAGCATCGAATGTAATTCAGACTCTCGACTTGGATGCATCACAAGCATCAGATGTTTTTAGAATTGATCAATCCGCATCCACTCTTTATTCAATTACAAAAGATATGTACCAAAAATGGGGTACGTTGAATATTGCTGTAGGTGGATCTGGAAATTCAAATTACATTACAAACTACGGTAGCGGAATTACTTACAGCGCAACATCGTCTGACCAGACAGGAATTATCGGGGCATTCAATGGAGACATCGTTTACTCTGGAAGCCAATCCTATTCAGATTTAAGGCATTTTAGAACAACTGCACTTATTACTGCTTCTGGTACGTCAACACAAGCTACTGGGGCAGAGTATAGCGTTCGTATTTCCGCATCGGCAGCTAGAGCAACTCGATTGACCGTAATGCGAGCGTTCACTGAATTATACAATACGGCAGGAGTGACGAATGAAGTGACGCTCATGGAATCTTACCTTGGCGATACTTTAGCTGGGGCATCCATTAATGAAATTACGCACTTTAAAATAACTGCCAATACAATTAATTCTGCCTACAATCACTGGTACTCTTTAAAAAATATCTACGATGCGAAAATGTATCATCTTGGAAATGTTGCCCTAGGTGGTTCATCGGCTTACGATGCCGGAGCAAAACTTGAAATTAGAAGTACAGACAATGCACAAGTATCTTTAAAACTTAAACAAAAGTCAGGACAAACAGCATCTCTTTTCGAAATGAGAGATAGCAGTGATGCCATTATGTCTCGGTTCAACAAAGATGGCTGGCTTGGTATTGGTGCAAACCCATCCGTTCGTCTAGATATTCGGTCTTCCAGCTCTGCTGATGAGCTTGCATATTTTTTAAATAATGCAACAAGAGGCATCATGATTGGTGTTGATAATACTGTCGGATATAATTCCACAGCCTCATCGGATACAGAGTATAGAATTGGAATCAATGGAACTTCGAACTACCGATTTGCAATTAAAACAGGCACGGTATTCGTAAATTTAGGTGACACTACAGCATCAATCGACGGACTTGTGGGAGTTGCCAATTTAAATGCAGCGACAAAAGCTTTTGTGGTTCGCGGCTTCACCTCTCAATCTGCATCACTTCAAGAATGGCAAAATGTAGGTGGAACAGTATTAAGTCTTGTCGATGCAGACGGATCTATCGGGGTAAACACAACATCTATACACGCTTCGGCAGTTTTACAGGCTGATAGCGATGAAAAAGGGTTTTTACCTCCTAGAATGGATGAGGATCGTAAAAATTCAATTAGCTCTCCGGCGATTGGTTTGATTGTTTATCAAACTGATGCAACAGAGGGATTGTATGTATATACTTCTGGTGGATGGGTTCTATTATAATTTTAAATAAGAAAATGGAGAAAATATGGCAATCAAAAAAGTAATTTCACATAAAGGCGTAAATTTAGAGCATCATAGAGTTCGGTTTATTCCTCCGATCAATAATAAATCTGGAGAGGAATCGGTAGGAGTATGTGTTGATTCATTCGTGAATAAAGACTGCATTCCATTTGGTCATATTAATACAAATTCTTTTAATGTTGTTTTAACCGCTGAACAAAAAGCACAAATAAAATCACTTGTGCTATCTTTTATTTACGCTAACTTAAACAACGAAGAGATGTTCTCTGGAGGATTTGAAGAATGAACAAACAAAATTTAATGGCTGCATTTCAAAATATTGATTCAATTGTTGCTGGTGTTAATTTAAACAGAATCCAACACGATCAATTAAAATCTGATCTTAGTTTAATTGCCGATGCTTTAAATAAGCATTTAGCTTCAATGGAAGCATCTTCTGAAAAGGAAGATGATAAAATTAAAAAATTAGTTAAAGATCAATCTAAAAATAAATGAATTAGCTCTCCCCAGTGGGGGTTAATAACAAAATGATAGATTAACGTAATTAAATGGCAAGATTAAAATCATCTTTAATCCATCTGAACTAATCCCTTGTTCATTGCCAATTGCTTTATTCAATTCAAACCAGCCCTGTAACCAATAGCAAAAGTTTTCTGGCGTCATAACTCCCCCTTCAATATGCGTTTTTTATTATCGACGAGCCAGCGAGCAGTTCTGTTATAGCCAATCAAAAATTCACTAGCTTCTTGACTTTTCAACGCCTCCACGATGCGGTCGAACACGAGGTCGGTGGCGGTGGAGAAGCCTTTCTTATAATCGTGCTCGGCATACTTAATCATTGGTTCCATGATTCGTGTGTGATTATAGTTTCGTTCTTTAGTAGAATACTTTTTTGCAAGCTCATCGCGGATTTGGTTTAAAGATTTCATTGTTTCATCTCCTCGTCACTTTTATGCACCCAAACTTTACAGCCAGTCTCTTCGTCAACGTAACTCAAGGTAGGTATGCACCAACATTCTCCATCTGAATAGGTGTCATGCTCTCGCTCTGTGCGCAGTTGGTTCAAATCCTTTGGAGGATTGGTGGGGTTGACTATTTCTTCCATCATTTTCTGACACTGGCTACAATGTCCGCTCGCCATTCCGTGCTCTATGCATGGGTCAAGTGATCTACTCATCTACTCTCTCCTCCGCGATGGTTGGTTCAGGGGGTTCATGCTGAAATCCATCCCACTCTTTCATGTTATCATAATCCACACTTCTTATTAAACGAGGATATACAAAGCCATCGCTGCGCTCATAGCAAGAACGGTATTCAGTAAGCGTGTCTCTAGCTTCTTTGTAATTATCACAGACGACCTTTCCATGACCAACACAGTAAGCAACCCAAACTATTTTCATTTATTTTTCTCCTTAAATTACTTCAATGAGGTAAGCACGTTAAAAATAGGTTTTCTAAAATTCATTCTCTCGATGCAGTCTTTAATAGATTGATCTTTGTCGGTTGAATAGTGTTCAAGCAAGTTAGCCATAAACCAGTAATCATTCTTACAGCAATTCAACGCCTCTTCCATCTTCGCGATGATCGCGTCTTGGGCTGTGAGTTTTTCTTCTAGAATTTCATAATCATTATGTTTTAAATCGCAATCTGTTTTATGTTTTTTCAACTCCTCGATCTCAACTAGAGCATGTTCATGCTGCCCTCTTAATTCAGCCGTAAAACCCTCATGCATTTTGTCGGAGTAGGATTTTCCAAAGTCGGAACCTTTTATAAAGCCTTGAACACAGCAATGAAGTTGAAAAATATCGCATGGTTCTTTCTTAGCCGCCTCATCCCGCGCCTTCTCATATTCGCTCATTTTAATATCCTCGCTTTTATGCACCACTTTCATGGGACTCCTCTTTCTTCTCAACTAATCGCAATCTATTTTTATCGACTTCAAAATCCACATAACCCCATTCTTTTAATGCTTTAGGAATGTTTTCTAGTACGGACTCTAGGTATGAAATCCTTATGTGAGCTTGTTTGAGTTTAAAATCCAAAACCTCATTTTCTTCCCTTAATCTAGTTTTATAATCGTGAGACATTTCAACGCTTACATTTGTGTAACTTCCCATTATCTCTCTTTCTCCTCTGCCATCGCCGCTCGGATTGCGCGATTCTCAACCTCTTTCCATATTTTCAAAAACTCTCTGCGAGCTTTCTTCTTATAAGCATTCCACATTCGCTGCTTCACTTCGTTCAGGCTCATGTGATCGGAAAGGGTAAGAGTGTTAGAGGGCAAAGGGTTATTAGGCATGTCCTCACTCGGCAGCGCCTCGCGAACGAGGCGGAACCCGATGAGGTGGTAAGAATCACCGGGGCTGCTGCTGCGACGAATGGCCGACCGAGCGCTCCTCGCGTTGTTGCTCCAAGAACCGCCACGAAGAACACGGTAGGAGTTTGAATCTGTTTCGTCTTTAAAATAAAACGAGTCGCACCATTCCCACACATTGCCGTGCATATCGTACAACCCCCATGCATTCGGCTTCTTTTGACCTACTGGATGAGTTTTGAGATCTGAATTTTCCCAAGTCCAGGCGTACTCTTTCAACTCCTCTTCGCTATCACCGAAACAAAAATCGGTGGTGCTACCAGCACGACAGCAATACTCCCATTCTTCTTCAGTAGGTAATCGATAAAAGTAGCCATCTTTTTTATCGTTCAGTTTTTTGATGAACTCTTGAACATCGTGGAATGAAACTTGTTCGACTGGGAGATTGTGTTCGTGATGAAAGTAAGATGGGTTACTCGGCATCACGTCGATCCAATCAGCTTGCGTTGTTTGATAAACACTCATCTCGAATTCTTTGTTTGGTATTTTTGCGAATTTCATTTCTCCCCCAATCCGAGAGCTTGGCAGAAACGAGTAAAATAACTAGACTCTCCATGAAGGCAAAGTGAACCCCGCTCAACAAACTCATCCCACGCCTTCGCAAGCATTTCTCTCGAAACCAGGACGTGGCCGGGAATGAGTTCTATCGACTTAATGGCTGGGTTACAATCATTGGGAACATCAATAGACCGATACTCACATATCCCATCATCATGTTTATAAAGATACAAGTTAAGCTCCATCGGCTTCCGCTCCTCATCCGGCACCTCAATCTCTTTCTCGATGTCGAATTCTGGAACTCTGACAGGCCAGCCCCAATCTAATTGAAGTGGAAATTTACCCTCTTCAAAAAATTCAACTGCACCCTTTTCATGCCGATACGCCTCAATCTTAATCTTCTTTTTCATTTACAATTTGCTCCACCCTTTGTTTTGTTATCCCATACTGAGACCCAAGATTCTCCATGGTGACAGAATATTTTTTACTCAATGCCCATCTTTTCTTAATGTCTTTTATGTCTCTATTATTAAGGCAATAAAAAATAGCGAAGTGATCTGGATTTAGGCATATTTTTGATCCGCAATTTGGTTGACCCCACTTTACTCTCTCGGATGGCGGTTCTCCTTTAAAGATAATGTAAGCCAATTTGTATGGAGATTGACCGCCACCAAATACGGCTGAACTAAATTTTGGAAATCCTTTTTTTGTTTTTCTACCGCTCCATGAAATACACCCGCCCTCTTCATAAATAAGCCTATCTTTAAAATGCTCCTGCCACGGCTTTTGCTTTCTTCCTATTTTATTCATAACTTCTCCAAAAATGCCGTGATGGGACATCCACCACGGCAAAACCTAAACAGATATTCTCTGTTTTTTCAGCAGCACTATTGCTGTGAAAACTGGTGGGGGCACCGGCAAACCCTACATCGGCAGCACTCCTTAGAGATCGCCTTCATTCGGGCCTGATCACCCCCATAATTTTTAAAACGAGAGGCCACTCGCTACACGACTAGGCGTATACTCCTACCGATGAGGGATTCGCACCCTGAAGCTCGCTAAAGGTTTTTACTCCTGCTCCATGTTGTTTCATCGTGCGTTTCTCTAGTAGTTATCCAAACGCCCGAGCCAGTGAGGTAAACTCCTTTTTCTGGTGCCTTTCGGCGGCTCGTGCGAAGGAGCTTGCATCCAGTTGGCTACTAACCACAGCTTTCAACGCCGCTCTCGTCTCTCCTTTCGGAAACTTTTATTTACCCCACCAACATCGCGGATCGAATCGCTACATCAGTGGGGCTTGTTGCATCAGTGTTTAATAGGACAATGATGCACAAATTATTTAATTCCAATTTGCGCCGCGACCAATTTGAACAATTGATTCATGCGGTATGGAACGCTTGTTGATTCACTTGCGCTTACATGATGAAAACCCAATTGATGTGCCACTTCGTGCAAAATCAAATCAGCTAAATCAAATGCGCTGCTAATGAAATACCTATTAGCGTAAACAACTCCATCTCCGATATCTTTACCTTGAGTCTTCCACACTCTATTTTCAATGAAAGATCCCGTGTACATTTCCACATTTACGGTGACTGATTTAGTGATGAACTTTTCCAAAATATGCTCATTGGTCAATCCATTGGTACTCGTAAATTGTGTTTGTAAAACTCCATCTTTGAATTCATTGGAGTATACAACCCTGCGGACATATTCGACGGCATCACCGATAATTTTTTTTTCCGAATTGGACGCTCCTCGAATTTCTCCAATATTAATCTCAGGTATGCCAGACTCACCATTGCCATGGGGGGGCTGTGATGAATCTGGCACGTCTGTCTGGATCTGCGGTACTTTGGCAGATTCAAATCCAAATAACTTTTTTATAAAATTCCAAATATTTTTCATTTTTTCACCTTTATCACTTCTGCTAACTTTGGTTTCGCGTGAGAGCCTTCGTAAATGTGCAATTCACCTGGCCCATAGTTTTTCCACAGACGTTTCTTAATTGCCCAAACCGGAGTCTTAAATCCCTTTGCCTCCACCCAGTATGATGACCCATCAATCCCAGTAACTTTAAAATCAGGCTTATATAGGATTTCTGATTCGGTAAGGTAAATGCTGTCTTGCACCTGTATGTTCAAAATCAACCCAAGATTAAGTTGAAGATTTAAGAGATCGAAAACAGCCGCCTCTAATTTTGATCCGAAGGAATAACTGCCGTGATTTTCAACTTTCTTGGCACCATACTTATGCTTCTTTTTTTCTTTTCTATTCATCTTATCTTCGATGTGTTTTTTGAAAGATTGAAGACTCATTTATCAGCCCTTCTCTCTGCTATTCTCTTTGCCCTGGCTTTGTGCACTTGAGGGCTAACTGGAAGAAGATTTATGGCAACGCGCTTTTTTAAAAGCTGCTTTTGCTTCGACGAGAGAGTTCTGGAGTCGTCAACAGCCATAAAAACTGTTTTAATCATTTCTTCATATTCACGTTTTTTCATAGCCGTCCTCCGATTCCGATAAGTTTTTTGAATGCTTCTCTTGCTTGGAGCGGAACCACTGAGTTGCCGAGACATCTAATTCGGTCCACTCTATGTGGTAACCCATTAACCACTCGACCCACCGTGGGTTCAGTTGTCCACCAGTCCCGAATGAAATTGTTGCAAGACTCGGTGTATTTCGATTCATGTCTGCTTGTGACGGTGTTCTGAAGTCCCTCGCACACGGCGTGGGAAATCTTTTCACCGCCGCTGGCAGACCATTTCGGTGATTCTTTTCGTCGAAGTCCCCTCTCTTCTCTGCATCGTTCGCTCTCGGAGTTGGCCACATATTTTTTGTCGCCATGGTCGAAAGACTTAGTTTCGCATTCAGATCCCATTTCTTTGTTATTTTGTTGAATCGCTTCCCGTTCGTCCCTGCTTGGCTTGCGGTTGGAGTGGGCAAGTAGAAACCATCGCTCTCGTCTGTGGTTGGCACCAACTGATGCGGCTGAAATAGTTGTCCATCGCAAATCATACCCCACCTTAGTGAGTTCCAAGCAAACTCGGTCAAGCCCCCGAATAGAGATAGCTGGCACGTTTTCCAAGAAAATGAATCGCGGTCGAAGTTCACTTGCAAGTCGGACGATTTCGAAAAAAAGTCCGCTTCGCTTTCCTTCCAAGCCAATTCCATTTCCTGCAAGACTGATGTCTTGGCATGGGAATCCTCCGAAGATGATGTCGATTTTTGATTCAAATTTATACCCATGCAAGGTTCGCACGTCGTCCCAAATGGGAGCTCTGTCAATGTCACTTGATTGCATTCGTGACAGAAGAACACATTGGGCATATCTGTCTGATTCACAATACGCGATTGTTCTAACCCAAGGTTTGAGTGCGAGTCCGATTCCGCCGATTCCTGAAAATAAATCCAAGCCATTCACTTATCATCTCCATAACTCAAACATTTTCCATCGTTTCGTATTCCTAAAAGATGATCGGAACAAAACTTTGGAAGCGGTCTCGTCGCCCCATAAATACTGATGATGATCATCGCAGCTCCCATTAAAATGAAGTAAAGATATTCGCAGATCTTCTTAATTCTTTTCGCCGCTATCGCCTTGTTTCTAGTTCCAAGCCACACAGTTAATCCGTATACTCCGGAGTCACCACACGACATCAATTCCGATGATTCGAATTTCAATTTTTTAGGCATTGGTTTCATTTTTCACTCCTTCTCTCTGCTATTCTCTTCGCTCTCGCCTTATGCATTTGTGGACTCACTGGAAGTAGGTTCACTGCCACGCGTTTTTTCAAAAGCTGTTTTTGTTTTCTTGAAAGTGTTCGAGAGTCGTCTACCGCATTAAAAACAGTTGTGATCATTAATTCGTATTCACGTTTTTTCATTGGAACATCCTCATTTGATTGTCGTCGCCGGATATTGATTTTTGGTATTCGATTGCATCGGCATTAGTATCTGGAATATACGTTCTTTCATCCATTTCCATTTTTTCCGCTTGCTTAAGATTTTCTGATGCAATCTTCCAATAAGATTCTTTCAATTCAGAACCGACAAACTTCCGACCTAACTGTAATGAAACCCATCCTTCTGATCCAATTCCAGCGAACGGTGAATAAACTACATCACCCTTCGCACTCCATAAGCGAAGACATCTGTGAATCAAATCAAGCTGAAGCGGTGCTATGTGGCGCTCATCTTCCTCATCTCTAGCAAGCTTTCGATTAAGGGTATTGGATTGCTTAATATCCATCCAGCAAGGTGACGCCAATCGCTGCCATTCATCAACTGTGAATTCTTCGCGCTCATGGGAGATCGGCTTTGTGTTTTCACCTGGTTTTCTAAAGGTAACAACATAGTCTGGAATTCCCTGGCGACTCATAGAAGAGTCTTTTCGGATCGTTTTGTGAAGTAGTCCGAGCGCTTTTGTTCTCTGCATAGCTACGACTGGATCTTTCCAAACACAAACCTCGGAGTGATAAATGAATCCTACTTCCTGAAAGGCGCGAATCACATCGCCACGAAAGTCTCTGATTCCGATATATCCATGATTCTGCTTTGATGTTGGTAAATTCATCACGTGTACTGAAATATTTCGGCCCGATAGTAAAATTCGATGCAATTCTTTAATTAGAAATTTAAAATGAGTCCAGAATTCGGCGTCATCTTTTGAATTTCCCATGTCTCTGTCGCTGTTTGAATAAGTGTATAGCGATGAAAATGGAGGTGAGAAAATAGAATAGTCTATGGACTCATCTTGCAGCGCTTTAGCCACTTCCACACAGTCCGCATGGTACATTGCAAATTTTTCTGAAATGGTTTGATTTAAAACTTTCATTTTATACCCCTAAAAAAGCTGGTTTAATTATTTGGATTTTTGGAAGATATTCTGTTTTTTCTGTTTTTAAAGAAGATACATTTCGCTCATTGAACTCACGCATCTTTGAAATCATTGCATCACTCATAACCCTAGCTTGATCTTCTTTTCTTTCAATATTTTCTTTGACAGCGCCCTCAAGATTGGAACTCACGAGATAGACCTCTACGGGCATTTTTTGACCAAAACGGTAGCAACGACGAATAGCCTGGTAAAGATCTTCATAGGAATCAGACAGCCCAACAAAAGCCATTTTGTAACAGTGCTGCCAGTTCAGTCCGTATCCGGTAATGGATGGTTTGGTCACGATCACGCGAGATGTTCCATTAGTGAAAGCTTCGATGCATGATTCTTTTTTATCAATTGAATCTGAACCCTTTACTTCCACTGCCCCATTAATTGCAGCGGTGAGCTTCGCTGATTCTTCATTCAAGTTACACCAGATAATCCACTGAGAATCATCCGAGTTAACAAGGTTCACGCATTCCTGTATTCGCTCATCAATCGTAATTCTCCTGGCTTCATTTCTTCCTGAAAGTGTCGCATTGTCTTCGATTGTGAATTTAGAAACCACCTCTCGTCCAATTAACTTTAGTGGTGGAAGATCATACCCATCATCTTTAAATCCGATGTCGGAAGGCTTCTTAATGTAGAGTGACCACGTTGCAAGCCATTCCCAAAATTTTGTCTTCCCATGACCTTTGAGACGCCACTTTGAAGTCTCACCAGAATCATGAATGAAAAACATCGCGAGCATTTCTGCCATACTCATCACACCCAAAAACTCTGCCTGATTTCCAAGCTCCATGTAATCGTTCGGTGATGGCGTAGCGGTGCACGATAACTTGTAAGGAATATCTCTGCATAATTCGATAAACTTGTTTCTAGTTTTTGAATCCCTATTTTTAATAATCGAAGATTCATCAAGTACAACTCCATCAAACCAAGAAGACCGAAGTCCGTCAGAAAATGCATCAATCATTTCATAATTAGTAATGTAGATCCCCATTTCTCTGGCATCTTCCATGGAACGAACATACTTGATCGTAACTCCCATTTTTTCAGCTTCTGTTACGGTTTGAGGTGCAACACAAAGAGGCGCGAAAATAAGAACACGATTCCCACTGTACTGGCTAATTGCATAGCTCCACGCGGTCTGCATGTATGTCTTGCCCAATCCAGTATCGGCAAAAACAGCGGCTCGACCTCGCTTTACTGCCCATTTAACAATGGTTTTTTGAAACGGAAAAAGGCTTTCGATTTCCAATTGTGGATCGAGGTTAAATCCTGACTCTTGGATCTTAAATGCTTTTTTACTTAAAAACTCTTCGTAAATCATCTATACATCCCCAAGTGCTCATCTGTTCTTTTGTGGTAATCCATAGGCCTTGATTCCATAAAAATAGTGATCCCAATCACCGCTGCTCCCATTAAGATAAAGTAAAGATATTCGCGGATCATTAGTCAATCACCTGTCTGCTTTCTTCTAAAAAATGGTCGAATTCTTGAACTATACCCTTTTTATAAAGCCCCTTCGGAATTTCAATGGTCTTGTGCTCTGGGTGCGTAAGCTTTGATTTCGCCTTCACGTTAATGAACATTTCATCGCCTTCTTGAAATAACTCGAACTTTCCTTCGATTAAGTGATGGTGATCGCGGCCTTGATGAATTAAGTTTCCTTTAATTTTCTTCGCCGTTTTAGGAATGGTTAATGTCGGGAAGTAAAGAACATCTCCTGTTTGATAATATTTAGTGTGATCCATTTTATTCTCCTTATGAAAGTGCCAATGGCATTTGGAAATTGGTTAAATTGTTTCTGTATTTAATTGCATCTTCGACTGTCTTAATCTCAGGACGAACGCCCTCAACGTGAACCACTCCCTTTAGCGATGGATTATTCATTTTAAGGAATGGTCTGACGCGATTGTCTCCGAGTTCGATACCGAGCAATTGATACCCATGATTTTCATCAATTACCTTTGCATCTAAAACAGTTACCAATTGTTCAGGAGTAAGTTTGCGAACAATCTCCCTGCGAATATCAGCATTGCTCTGCTTTAAGATCATGTCTTTGGTGATTTCATCCGGTTTTAAAATTGCCGTTGCTTCATCAACCTGAATTCCATTTAAACGGAACATTGAATATGTATCGCGGTATAAAAGTGCAGCACCCTTATCAGAATGCAATCGTCCTTCTGCGTTCACATGGAGTTCTTTTGGGAAATCGGAAATGAAAACGATTTCTTTAAAAGCTGTGAAATAATGAATCTCTTGGTGATGCTCTAGAAATTCTGTTAATAGTTTAAATTCCTTTTTCTTCTTGGGAAAAAGCTCATTCAAAACGTATTCGTAAACCCCATAGTATCCAGTCCAATACATGTTGTCCTGGGTGTTGCCGAAGTATTGTAGTTGCTGCGAGCGCAACTGCGAGCACAACTGCGAGTCCAACTGCGAGCGCAACTGCGAGCACAACTGCGAGTACAACTGCGAGCGCAACTGCGAGTACAACTGCGAGTCCAACTGCGAGTACAACTGCGAGTCCAACTGCGAGTGCAACTGCGAGTACAACTGCGAGTACAACTGCGAGTCCAACTGCGAGCCCAACTGCGAGTCCAACTGCGAGTCCAACTGCGAGTCCAACTGCGAGCGCAACTGCGAGCACAACTGCGAGCGCAACTGCGAGTCCAACTCCGAGTCCAACTCCGAGCTCAACTGCGACTCCAACTGCGAGTCCGACTGTGAATTCGACTTTCAACTCACCTTCTACCATAACTGCACATTTAATTTTA